CGTAGATTCCCAAGGCATTAATGCAGGCGACGAAATGTTTACAGAGCTTTATGGAAATGGATCAGTAGTCAGAGAAGGCGAAATGCCAGCAAGGTCAGTAGTCAGAGAAGGCGAAATGCCAGCAAGGTCAGTAGTCAGAGAAGGCGAAATGCCAGCAAGGTCAGTAGTCAGAGAAGGCGAAATGTCTGGAGCTTTATCAGCTATTAGAGAAAGCGAGATGCCTTCAGGTACAACAGGAGTTGTAGCAGGCAGAGATGGCGGAAGAATATTTACTGGTGGAGTTAAATCTTTACAGGACATGCAACGAGATGACATGGAGAGATACGATCCACCAGACTTAAGAAAGCAAGAAGAAATTTTAATGAGAAACCTGACAGGAAGGTAATAAAATGGCTGAAGTAAATGTAGAGAACATGGAAGAGAATGCAAATCTCTTTGAAGAAAAAATGGGATTTTCTCATAGTGCCGCAGGCGTGGAAATGACTGACGATCAACTTGTAAACTTCTTATTGCTTTGTCACCAAGCTGAATACGGCATGACTGGGGAATCATATGATGAAGAAGATATGATGGAAGAAAGCGACGGAAAAGAAGTCAAGGTCAAAGTAATGAAACTTGGCGGTGAAGATGTTCATGGAATGATGAACAAAATTCTTGGCGGATAATGCCAGTTAACAAAGGAAGGAAGACACAATGAAATGGATTTTAAATAGACTGTCTGAACCATCATCTTGGGGTGCTATTGGAGTTGGCGTAATTGCTGTAGGAACAATCATAGGAATAGGCGAATTAGTTTTCGTCGGCTTGGGTTGTGCTATTCTTGGTTTAATTCTTTCAGAAGAAGCAAAGAAGTAAATGGCAAAGCAAGGATTGTATTCTAACATCGCCGCAAAGAAAAAGCGCATAGCCGCTGGCTCTGGAGAAAAGATGCGTAAAGTTGGCTCCGCAGGTGCACCCACAAAAGGTGCATTTAAAGCTGCGGCCAAAACAGTTAAGAAAAGGAAAACGTAATGGGCAAAGGTCTGAAGCATTACTTTAAGACTGGTAAAGAGCATAAGGGCGCGACCCACAAAGATGCAAAAGGCAAAGTTATGTCTGGGGCAAATCACACTGCCTCCAGCAAGTTTCTGGTTCACATGAGTGGTCTGTCGGCCACAGCTAAGAAAAAAGCTAGGGCATAATGGCTACATACAAAGGTAGAAGTGTAAAACTTAACAACCCCAGACGCATATCAAAAGGCGAAACAAGTTACGGCAAAAAGAAGTCTGTAGTTTATGTTAAAGATGGTGAGAAGGTTAAGCGCGTTACTTTTGGTGATCCTAATATGCGTATAAAGAAGAATCAAAAAGGTCGCAGGAGCAATTTTAGATCTAGACATAATTGCGATACTCCTGGGCCAAAAACAAAAGCAAGATATTGGTCTTGCAGGGCATGGTGAGATGGCAAGAGCAGCAGTTAAAAAAGTAGCACAAGCTGAAATCAGAGCAGCAAAAAGTTTTCTAAAGCGCAGAGGTTTAGATAATGAAGATGTAAGCCCAAGGAAATTTGCCCAAGCAGCAAAAGAATTAGATAAAGGCTTTGTAGAGACTCTTAGAATTTTAGCTCGCGTATTATCAGGTGGACAAGTTTAGTGGCAGAAGCTATTGAAAAAGGTGCATTAGCCGCAAGTAAGGCTCAGTTTATAGAGAATGTCCCCGAATCAAGTAGGTATGGCGGAGAAACAATAAGAGATAAAGCCAGAGGTGCTCTTTTTAATTTAGGAATAGACAGACGCGGAGTAAATACTTTGATTGGCGATATGAGAGCTGATAATATAATAGACAATATTGGTCTTGTAGATTTAACACCTGTAGCTTTACCGGCAGTAATACAAGAAGGTGCTAGATCTTTAAAGCAAGGCGATTATGTTTCAGGAATTGTAGATTTAGCTTTCTCTGCATTAGAGATGGCTCCTGGAGTTAGACTCGCTTCACCATATGTAAAAAAATTAATAAAAATTATTGCTAACAAAGCTAACAAAGCCGCCCCAGTTGACGAAACTAAAAGAAAACTTATGCAAGGCGGCTTGGCTGCACCTATCGTTGCGAGTTCTGGCGTATTAAGCCAACTGCCAGTTGAAAAGCTCCCAGTCAGCAAAATAATATATCCCAACAAAACATTTCCTGCTATCAAATTAGAAACTTTATTAAAAGAAGGATTGGATGCTTTACCATCTTTTAAAAGTGCAATAAATAAAATAGACATAGCGACTGCAAAAAGTAACATAATAGAAAGAGGCGGCAATCTTCCTGAAAATTTAACAGATAAAGATTATTTGAAAATAGCAGAGGAATTAAAGCTAGATGATATGAGTGATACAGAATTTATCTTGGAGCAAGTAGACGATATAAGAGATTATCTTGATGGTAAAATATCTTTAGACGAGATACCCAGCAATATTGAGTTGCCAAATGGCGAAAAAATAAGTCTTGGGAGAGATGTAATACAAGATTTACAGCAAAATTACAATATGTCTAATGACGAAATAGCTAAATTTCTTAGTGAACAATTAGGTTTGATTGAATAATGGGTGCATTAGGCAAACTTGCAAGTGAATATATCCCTAAATGGTTTACACCATCTAAAGTAGATATAAATATTAAACCAGAAACATCAGCCAAAACCCAAATAACAACTACAACAAGTACATACGAAAAAGCTGCAAAAATTTTAGGTGAAGGCAAAACTTTAGATTATGGATCAGGCAGAGGAATCGGAGCAAATGTTTTAGATGCAGATACTTTTGAGCCATTTGCGAGAAAAGGTTACAACCCTACATTTACAGATTCAAATCAAATACCAAGTAATTCTTATGACAATATAACGAGTTTAAATGTTTTGAATGTTGTAAAACCTGATACAAGAGATGCGATAGTGGCAGATATCGGGAGAATATTGAAAACTGATGGCACAGCAATTATTACAACCAGAGGTATGGATATTTTTGGAAACAAAGGCAATATGGTAAAAGGTGCATTAGGTAATGAACCAAGGTCTATAATAACAAGCGCAGGCACATACCAAAAAGGATTTACTCAATCTGAACTTAAAGAATATGTTTCTGAAATACTTGGTAGCGACTTCTCAGTGTTTACTTTAAAAGGCTTAGGAAAAGCTGGCGTTAAAATAAAAAAATTAGGTGATAAATGAGTTACAAAGGTAAAATCATTTCTGAACTTAGCGATGTTTCATTTAGATGGATATCGTCTGTGGCCAGCAAATTAAATTTTGGAGTTGATGAATTAGACCCAGCATTTTTAAAAACGTTAAAAAACTTAGATATAGAAAACCCAGACGCATTTGAACTTTACGAAGCTGGCCAATTATATAGTGCTATAAAAGAATCAGCAGAAGGAGGTTCAAACCTTGCTTTAATAAATCCTGGAGATTTTAAAAACCTTGCAATGACTATGGATCATTTTATGAGCACCCCAGCAGGCAGAACTGTAATAAATGATGAAGTTCTTAGAAAAGTAGAAGAGATTGATTTTAACATACCTCGTGATCGTGGCATGCCTTACTTGTCATATATAAAAGATGCTGATGGCTCAATACAAGTAGTTGGGCATGACGGAAGACACTTTAATAGAGCTTTAGATCATCTAGGAAAAGAAAACAGTTTAGTCAGGATGATCCCTGAAAAGAGAGGTGAACCTCTTTTAAAAAATGTAGATCCAGAGGCTGCTATGAAGCAAGAAACATGGTATAATGAGTTACTTGATGGAATAGGGCAAGGAAACCCAAGAGGTTCTCTTAAAGATATAATAAAAACATTTTTAGCAGTTCCAGCGGCAGTAGGTGCCTCTGGAGCATTAAGCGAGATTCCCAATGGCGTTGAATAGGGCATCCTTTGGGAAGTTAATGAAGCCCAGAAACAAAAAGGAGATTAAAGTGAAAAAAGGCGGAAAGAAAAAAGGCGGAAAAAAGAAAGGTTACTAAATGACTAAAGACGTAAAAGTATTCGTCAAAGGCATTTCTATGTCTGGAAAGGTAAAGGATGACGATAACAGATCTACTCCAGAAGATAAAAGACAATCTGGAGAAAGAGCGGCTAGAGATAGCTGAGAAAATGGTTTTAGGTCGGGAAACTGATTTTGGATCATACCAAAGAGACGTTGGTGTTGCGGAGGGTTTACAAAGATCTTCTGATATCATTGATAAAACATTAAAAAACTTTAACGAAGAGGATGAATAACATGTCTCATCAACATGATGTATCGATTGCCGTTTGGAAAGACGAGGAATCAGAGAGCTCAGTAACTATAAAAGAACTTCCAAAGCCGTTAAATTGGAAAATTCTAATTCAACCAAATCAAGTAAATATGAAAACAAAGGGCGGTTTATTTCTCGCCCCTATTTCAAAAGACAACGAAGAGTATCTGACTGCTCATGGCAGAATTGCAGCTGTGGGTGACTTAGCATATAAAGATCGTGACACGGGAGAAGCTTGGAAGACGTTAAGTCCAAAAGTTAATGATCGTGTGACATATGGAAAGTATGCCGGTCAGAAAATTGTAATCAATGGAGTTAAGTTCCTTCTGCTGAATGACGATGAATTAACATCGATCATCCCTGAAGGTGCTAAAATCTCCGCATATCTAGCGTAGACTTGGAGGTCGCAACCATGAGTAATGAAAATGCAATCGAAGAAATTGAAGAAGAAATTAAAAAAGCACAAGGCAGCTCTGAAGAATTTGAAATTGAAATAACAAACGACCCTCAGGAGGAGGTCGATGATATTGTCGAAGAAGAGGCTGCAGCTGCCCCAGAAGACCCTAAAGGAAAAAGGTCACCAGCAGTTGAGAAAAGAATTAAGAAATTAGTTGCTGATAGAAATAAAAGAGAGGACGATTTAAGAGTTCAGCTTGAACGCAATGCCCAATTAGAGGCTAGGCTCGCACGTTTAGAGCACAGCTCTGTAAAAAGTGATGAAGAAAATTTTAATAAGGTTTACTCTCAAACTAAAATAGATCTTCATAATGCTATTGAAGAAGGAGACACTGAAGCTGTAGTTGCACAAAATGAAAAATTAGCTAATTTAGCAGCAATGGCAAGGCTAGCAGAATATCAGAGGAGTAACCAACAGCAAAGACCTCAACAGCAAAGACCTCAACAGCAAAGACCTCAACAACAACCAACTCCTCCACAAGCGATGGCTTGGTGGAAACAAAATGAAACTTGGTTTGAAGTCGAGGGGTATGAGAAAGAAACAAAGGCTGCAAGGCTAATTGATGCCGCATTAGAGAACGAAGGCCATGACATGAATACAAAAGAATATTTCGATGAATTAAATAATCGTTTACTTCAAACATTTCCTGGCCTAATATCAAATACAAGTCCTAGTAAACCGAGAGTAAAAAGTAGAACTCCCGTTGCGCCAACTACAGGCGGCTCTCCTAATTACAAAGACAGCAACAGAGTTCGCGTTACGAAAGATGAACTTAGTATGGCTAGAGAGCTTGGAATTAACACAGAGGAAGGTCTTAAAATATATGAGTCCGAAATCAGAAAAGCGAAAAGGAGCTAAATTATGACTGAGTCAAGAAACGTTCGTGCAAGCGAAACTGTAAACTCCAAGCGTGAAGGGCAAGATCGCCCTGATACTTCTTGGTCACCACCATCATTGTTGGATGCTCCAAAAGCTCGTCCAGGATATGTTCAACGATGGATAGCTACTTCGATTCAGGGTAGGGAAACGCCAGATAATGTATACAAACGTATGCGTGAAGGATGGCAACCACGCCCCGCAGACACCGTTAAGAATGACAAGTTGTTTCCGACTATCAATCACGGCCAGTGGGCAGGTTCAATTGGAATTGAAGGTATGTTGCTTTGCGAAATGCCTGTTGAAGTAAGACAATCTCAAAAAGATTATTACGAAGGCAGGAACAATGAGCAAAACGAATCAGTTGCAGGAGAGCTTGATGTGTTAGGACGAAACAACGGACAACCGATCTTTCAAGAGAGGAAGTCTACTCCGAGCCGTGGCAGACAACTGTCTGCTATGGATGATTAAAACTTAACGCTAAAGGAGCGAAAATATGGCTAATGCAGATGCCGCATTCGGGTTTGTCCCGACTCGCCACATGAGCGGTAACGCACCACGGACTAATAAGTACACTTGTGCAAGTGAATTAGCAGAGAACATCTTCAAAGGTGACCTTTGTATAATTATTTCTACAGGGCTTATTACTCCACACACAGCAACCGAAGTTAATAACATCGGTGTGTTTAATGGTGTAAGTTACACAGCAAGTGATGGCTCATACGTTTACAGTGACTACTGGCCTTCAGGCACAGCCGCCACAGATATAATTATTTATATCTATGACGATCCGTACACTGTATTCAAAGTTCAATCCGCAGGTACTCCTGCACAGACTAACATTGGTAATAATGCCGATGTCGTGGCTGGTGCAGGTTCGACTACAACTGGTCAATCTGGGTTTGAAATTAGTGGAACTATGGCAACAGGTACAGCTTCCTGTAAGATCATGGCTCTTTACGATGCACCAGAAAATGCTTTTGGTGCGAATGCTGTCATGGAAGTGCTAATAAACGAGCATCTCCTAAAAGATGGCGCAGGCATATAGAAAGGGTATAGAAAATGGCTATGAATAGAGCAAGTTTTGCTAAAATGCTTGAACCAGGACTTAATACCCTATTCGGGATTGAGTACGACAGCTATCCGCCAGAGTGGACGGGGGTTTTTTCCAGCAACACAAGTAGTAAAGCATTTGAAGAAGATGTGTTATTGCAAGGTTTTGGAAACGCACCTACCAAAAATGAGGGTAGTTCAATATCATACGATGATGCTTCCCAAGGTTGGACAGCACGCTACCAGCACGAAACAATTGCTTTGGCTTTCGCTATTACGGAAGAAGCTGAAGAAGATGGCCAGTATGGCTCGATTGCTTCACGCTACACCAAGGCATTGGCCAGATCTATGGCTTCTACCAAGGAGTTAAAAGCAGCTAATGTCCTTAACTTTTCACAAACGGCAGGATACACAGGCGGTGACGGGATTGTACTTTTAAGTGCATCACACCCAACTCGCGCTGGTATTCAGTCTAATGTTTTAGGTACAGCGGCTGATTTGTCTGAAACTTCACTTGAATCCATTCTTATCAATATCGCTGATATGAAAGATGATCGTGGGCTTAGAATTGCAGCACAAGGTAAGACGTTGGTAATCCCAACTGCTTATACTTTCGTTGCAGATCGCATCCTA